ATGCTGTATCCAGTTGCTATTGATAAAGGCGATTCATCCTTCGGCGTTCGCGTACCTGATATTCCTGGCTGCTTCTCCGGGGGCGACAACTATCAGGATGCGATCGAGAGTGCACGCGAAGCCATCGAGGCACATATTGAATTGTTGGTTGAAGATGGCGAAGCAGTGCCAGTGGGAACTAACGTTGAAACCTGGTTATCTGATCCAGATTACGCAGGTGTCGTGTGGGCGCTCGTAAATGTAGATATCACCCGGCTTATGGGAAAAGCGGAGAAAATCAACGTAACACTCCCTTCCCTGCTGATCCGTCGCATCGACCAGTTTGTCGCGGCACATCCTGAGTACGGTAGCCGTTCAGGCTTCCTCTCGCAGGTTGCAGCTGATAAAGTGATAAACAGAGAAAATCGTTAAGCCTCGCAAGAGGCTTTTTTAACCAAAATGGAATTGGTAATAATATGTTTAATTATATAATTGCAATTTTCAAAAGAAAAATAAACCCAGAACATGCCAGATTAATCTTCAACACATCGCATTTATCAAAAAGAAGAAGAAACAGAGCTCTATTAAAGTCTGGAGTTTTCCTAAGCAAGCAAACGCACATCACCCCACCATTTTATTATGAGTATGGCAATATTAATCTAATAGGTGATATTTTCATAAATGCCAATTGTACCTTTTTAGATGATGAGATTATAACAATAAATTCAGGAACAATGATTGGTCCGAATGTTACACTTTCTACAGTTAGCCATCAAACGGATCCAGTAAAACGACATAACAAAAATATAACTGCTCCTATTACAATTGGTAAAAATGTATGGATATGTGCTGGAGCTGTAGTGTTACCAGGAGTATCAATAGGAGACAATAGTGTTATCGGTGCTAATAGTGTGGTAAATTGCGACGTGCCAGCGAATAGTTTATATGCTGGCACGCCCGCGATATTTAAAAAAACCATATAATTTAATTGGCTGGTTTTTCTGGCCAATCATCGCGATGGTTATTATTGGCTCTATTAAGCAAAACCCTATACTTTCTCCATTCAATTAAATTTGATTTTTCAATGTCCGTTGCCAACCCTATATCTACCGCATCACTAAGAATAGAAATTTTTTCTGCCGCTTCGTTTAACAAATACCTCTTTTTTTCTTCTGCCTGTATTGCTTCAACATCAACTTCACTCTCAATGTATTGATTACCATCCCAAACATAACCACTTTCCTCTTTGGAAATAATCACTTTACCAAACTTCCCAGCTCGCGCTTTTTCATATATTTCACGCCCATGTTCTGTTGAATCGTTTGGTATTGCAGTAAATGGTGATGGTTCTCCAGAGAGCTCTGGAAATAGAACATCACAGTCTATATATTTATCTATATTTGTAGTTCTGCAATTTTTTACGTTTTTATACTTCATCAGGAAACCCTCACAAATAGACTTGCACCATAATGTCGATTGCCTCCGCCATCTGTATCAGAAATACATATACCAAGGCATTTCCATGTCCCTCCTAACTGTCCTTCTGCGAAAATTGCAGCCCAGTTGCCACCAGCAGGATAACCAGTAATCCCAGAAGGGGAAAGGCTAGCTCCTGCGACAAGGCCACCATATCCAACAGTTGTATTTTGAGGGTTTAGGCGTGCAAATGCTAGGCTACCTATATTATCCGTATTGATTTTGGCAAAATTATTATTGACATATTCTGTCGTTGCCCTGGCTCCAACCTCGCGATTGAACGTGTCCCAATCAACTCGCCCGCCAAGTCCATTATTAACCCACGACTGTGTAGCAAACTCACCAGCCTTACCACTACGCAGACCGCCGGTCTGGGTATTAAACTCCCAGATATTCTCTATGCCACTATCACCCAGCGCATGAATCACTGGGCGGGCGTGCATATCTTCTCCCGGCATCAGATAGCCATAACTCACCGCTGTCGGCCAACCTCTGCCTTTTCGGGTTGATGTCCCTTTAGCTATAGGTACGAAAACGCCTCCAGAAGTCACAGGCCATTGCCAATTGGGTTGAAAGAATGGCGCTTGATTATTCAACTGTTCGGCATAAGTGCCTGATCCCCACGGTATTGCGTCAGGGGTTGTGGCTAATGCAGGCGCTATGAGCTGGCCACTCATTCTATCGCCGGTTTTAGCAACAGCATTAACATCAGCAGCCGTTGGCTTGTTAGCTGTGCCGTATAGAGTATTAACCTTTGGTGAATCTTTGTTCCCATCAGTAAAACCAGCGGCAATTACATTACCAGTAAATGGGTTGATCGTGAGCATACAGTTGGCATCCCCAGCACGGGCAAACAGGCCAGGTGCCCACGATGACATAGCTGTTCCGTCTTTAGTATTGCGGAAAATGCAACTCCCTTTTGCTCGTAATGCAGCCATCAAATCAGCGTTATTAGTATAGTTAAACTCAAAACCTCCCCCGCCAAGGCCAAATGCCCCAACCGGCATAACATTGCCCGTTGATGTGCCAAAGTTCTTCGTTGCTGCTGTACCCAATTGAAGATTTCCTCGGGCTTCAGCTACGTTTGCAAGATCCGAAAGGTTATTCTCTTTTTTCAAGAAGCCCGGATCAGTGATCGCCTTCTGTATCGCCAGATACAGCTGGTTGTGTTTCGACTTGTCCAGCGCAATACCGTTACCCTCGATCGCGTTGGCCACCTCTTCCTGCACTGCGTCCCACATATCGCTGTTAAGGTCGGTAGCGCGGCGCCCGGTAGCCGGATCGCCATTGGTAAAACCGTTCTTCCCCGGCCCAAATTTATCAATTTGCGCCGTAGGTGTATCAATTCGATGCATCGTTTTCTCCTTCAGGATAGGCAAAGACCACCACAGTGTGGGATGGGGACAATTTGTCGATAACGCATTCCACCACCGTATCGCCCCAGGTACGAATAGCGCTATTGCACGCGCTGGTGCAGGTTTGCCAGGCTACACTGGCATCAGAGGGAATATTTACGCGCCAGTAATAGCGCCATTTATCGCCCCACTCCGGATCTGGGGTGGCATCCAGATTCTGAAATTGTTCAATGGTCGCCGTGTGATAACCCAGCGCATCCAGCTGTTGGCGGTAAAACCGCTCGTTAATCCCGCCCGGTATATTAATTTTTGCGTCAAGTCGCTGCTGGCGTTGACGTAGTGTTTGCACGCCGGGGGGCGCACAGGAATCGGGCAGCCCACAGAGCGTTTCGTAACGGCCGATCAGCTCAACCGTCTGCGCCGGGTCAATCTCACGCATCAGGTCTTCACCACGCTGGTGAACGGCGGCCAAAGACGGTGCCAGACCGTTCAACAGCGGGTTGTCTCCTTCCCAGGCCGGCCCCGGCGGCAGCAGATGATAAAGCAGCCGGGTGTAATCATCTTCAAGTGACATGCGTTACCCCGCGCTGTAGTTTGACCAGGTGACCGTTCCCAAAACGGGTAGCTCTACGTTACCCAACACGATATTGGCGGTCGGCGCATCCAGCCGGTGAGCATATTCGCCAGTGGCGATGCTGATGGCTTCGCTGATGCGCGACAGGTGTATCGTTCCCGAAGGAATGCCGTCACGCAAAAACAGCGAATTAAGCTCGGCAATGACGGCCGCCCGGATCTCCGGCGTGTCCTTTGCCAGGGCAATCGTCATGGGGATCACCTTCTCGGTGGCAGGGAACACAAACAATCCGCCTCCCGCAACCGGTGCCAGCGGTAAGATGTGATCACTTACGGCGGTCACTGTTTCCGCCGGCGGCGCGGGATGGGTGGCATCACCACTGGCGACCATCACCCCCACCGTGCCGATCCCCTTGTAATGGCGGAACGTCCAGGCGCGGGTAATGCCGGCCACCTCTTTTGCCCAGATCACATAATCATGATCAGCGCCACCATGTGGGGTGTAGAACCACCGCTCCATGATGCGGCCACGCCAGGTTTCAAGCGGCTCGATATCTTCCCCGCCCGCCAAGTCATCGGCATAGCCCGTGGAAGATAGCCCCCCGACAGGCGTCACCAGGCGCAAGGCAATGCCATCATCAGCGTTACCCTCTCGCCCGGCGACATCAGCCAGTATCGGGGCACGCAATACACCGCCGACCGCCTTGGCGGCTTCGGTGGTGGTGTACGTTTGCTGATCATCGCGCTGCAGCACCGTGCCGGCCGGCAATTCAGGTGTGCCGCTAACATCCTGCCAGCGGACAAATCCTGCCGCCGCCGTTGGCGGTTTCCGGGGGCAACGCTTCATCGCGCCATGCCGCACCAACCAATCAGGATCCGCCTGGTCCGGCAACATGTTCCGAGCAAGATAGTCGATGTAGCCATATAGCGTATGAACGGCCGCCGCCTGCACGCGCGCATACACCTCCGCATCCAGACGACGCAGCACCACATCTTCATTGAACCGCGTGAGCAAATCGCTTCTGATCGTCGCGATAAGTTGCGGCAGCGGCGGCCTGCTGAAACCACTGTCAGCCATTGAGTTCACTCCATAAATCGTCAAATGTAATCGTGTGGCGGGTGCCGTCTCGCTGCCACAGTGTGATCGCGGCTGCCAGCATATCGATGCCGGTACGCTCCACTCGCGTATCAATCCGCGCGGCAACGCCATCGTCAATCATCCAGGCCAGCGCCTGGTTGATATACGTTCTCGCCAGAGGTGGCGTCTGATTAGTCAGGGTCGTTCGGCGGAGCAGGTAAAGCCTGGAGCCTATGCGATCATTTTGTACCGTTGGCCAGGTATCACCCCACCAGCCCATAGGCTGTTGCGCGTTATCGTCCGGCTCGGCCCGGCGCCAGGAAAAGAGCGATATCACAACCGATCGCGTCAGCCGATCGAGCGGCGCGTTTCCGGGATAACGCACACCATTGACGGTCAGGATCATCATTTCATCTCCAGGTTTGGTTTACCGGTCTGGCCACCGTGCGTGTCGTCGTGGTCATGCCCGTTATACTGCTCACGCATTCTGCTCAGCGTGCTGGTTTTATCAGCAATCTCACCATTGGGCACTTCAAGCAGCGGCGTGTTAAAGGTGGCTTTCTCCTCAGCATTAACAACATAGTGTTTGGTGTTCACCTCCACCCGATTGCCCCGGCGCAAAACAATGCTGTCGCCTTCATCGGAGTACAACGCCACCTCTCCACTCTGCAGGCCGCTCAGTCGGTACCGCCGATCGGCCACGGTGATCACCACACCGTGCGAACGGTCACCCGACAAAAACAACGCCACCGCTTCTGCCCCGGGATGTGCCGCGGCCGTAAAGCCGTAGGGTTCCAGATGCTCAACGCTGGATTTGGGGTCGCCGGCCACCAGCGCAACATCCACCGTCTGGCATTTGGCTGCGCTATTCAGTCCCCTCACCACCGCGCGGGCAAGCAGGTTTGACAGACCTCGCTGTATGGCCTCCATCGGATTACGCATCAGAAATCATCCTCTTGTTTGGCCTTTTTCCGCTTCCCGGGTTTCTGTGGCTCTGGCAGGTACGCATCCTCCGGCCCCACGCGTAATTCGGTCACCGTGCCCCCCTCATCCTGGGAATACGTCACCTCGGCGATCACCATTTCCCGGTTGTTAAAGTCCAGCAGCGGATCGAACACAATCACACGCTGGTTCGGCTGCCATAGCTGCCCGTCTCCCTGGCGCCAGCCCTGCACCGTATAGGTGGTTTCGTCCGTCCGCGCCGCGCGCTGCCGTGCCTCAAACTCACATCGCGCCTGACAGGTGGTGCCGGTCGCATTGCCCGTCTGTTGGATGTAATGCGGGCGATAGCGTTTGACGCCGCTATCCTTCGCGGTCGAACGAATGGCAGAGATCGTCGCCTCGCCAAAATCATCGTCACCGCCGGCACGCTGGCCGGAAACCTGATAATCCGAAAAGCGATCGCGAATGCTCTGTTCGGTATCGCAACTCAGCACGTTCTCGCCGAAGACCAGCGCGGTCGTGGCGTGCACACTGCCAATGGCACCCACCACCAACCGCCCTTGCGGATCGTCATAGGCCAGTGCCTGCTGCTGGCCCAGCAATTTGTTCAACACCTCATGGACTGTTTCACCGTGATCCGCCTGGACGCCCTGCAGTGAACCCGCCGGGGCGCCGGCATCAACCACGGTAAGGTTGAACGGCTTGGCAAGCTGCGTGGCAATCTGCGCCAATGTCCGGCCGGCAAATTGTGTGGGCGCCGCGGTGCAGTCAATCAGATCCGCCGTTCTACTCCGGCCGGTGATCCCAAAGGTAATGCCCCGGGCGTCGTAACGTATCGGCGTGGCCTCTACCCAGCCGGTGATCACCAGGTCATCACCGATCGAGACTTCGACGGCATCCCCCTTCTTTACCCGCGGGGCGAGCGGGACACTACCCGACTCCCCCGGCCATTGGCGGGTTATCTGCACGTTAAAATCCCTGGCCAGACGCTCAATTCCGGCCGCGATCTTGACGGTAGTCCAGCCGCCCCACTCGCGGCCGTTCACTCTCAGCGTGACGGTATTATTCATCGAACGGGGACCCTCAATGGCTGAACGGGAATAAAGCCGGGATGCTTCACGGCATTACGCCCCGTAATGTCGATCTCGCGGGCGGCGTTGTCATACCAGGTGGCGGCGAGCACCAGCGCCGGCAACACGTCTGGTGGGGTACGGGTCACCGTTTTTTCCACCTGCGCCAGGCGTGTAGAAATATCCCGGTTGGTATCCGTGCGAACCCGGTTAAGGGAAAGGAAAAGGCCATCATCGGCCGTGCGCTGCAGCTCGGTATCAATGACATGATTAAGCCCGGCGCGCACGGCGATCAAATCGTCCCAGGTTACGGGCGCCGGCACAGAATTATCCATGCCGGCATCATTGAGCGCCGGATGTGACACAACGGGCGTTGCGCTCTCAGGTGATCGCTGGTTGACTGGCGTTTTGGGCTGAGGAAGCAGCGTCACCGTATAGGCGGCTTCGCTGATGGCCGTGGTGCGAATGGCTTCGGCAACGTAGTTCTGCTGCGACTTCACAACCTGGGTTGTCGTACTGTCAGTATTCCATACCCCCCGCGGCGCCAAATCATGCCCCAGCGTCACACCGGAAAGCGTGTCGATCAGCGTCACCAGATCCGATGCATCACCGGTGAGGCGATTGCCGGCGCGCCACATTTTTTGCAGGGCATTGACAAAGTTCATGCCAGAAGACGGCGGCATCAGCAGCACCGACAGATCCCCCTGCAGTAAACGCGCCGCCGCGGCAATCCCCTCATCCACCATGGTGAAGGCATCCGCCACGGTATTTATCATCGCGGTGGCCTGGTCGAGCACATCACTTTGAATAAAATCCGACAGGCCCCCCAGGCCAAAACTGGAGAAGGCGTCGCCAATACTGTCGTCAAGGGCCGAGCAGGACGAGACCAGCACTTGCCCTGTCGCCACGCCCGAAGTCGGAAACGACAATTCCCCCGCTTCAACGAAACTGAAGCTGATCCGGCACATGCGTCCTTCGTTGTTGCTGTGACTGACGCGCACTTCACCATCAACGCAGATGGCCATTTCACCGTAGTTGGGGTGTACCAGCGTTCCCGGCCCCGGGGTATCTACAGCCGCAATGAGCCGATCGCGCTGGTCAATGTAATCATCCCCGATCAGGTAGGCGCTGATCGTGAATCGCCGCGTTGCCCGCCCGAGATCTTCGGTATAGGGCTTGTCGCGATTGGGATATTCATGCGTCTGCACCCGGCGGCCGAATGTGCCTTCGTCACTTTCAACACTAAAAGGCACACCACGGAACGACGCTGGCTGCAGCCTGCTTTTCCATCCAGCCATAATGACTCCAGGCGTAAAAAAACCCGCGGCGCTGGTCAGGGTTTGGCAAATCGGTTATAACCGACATCGTAGGAAATACCGGGAGGCAGCTTGCTGTCCGTCTGCACCTTCATACCTGCCGGCATATTCTCAAACTTGAACGTAAATTCACCACCCGGTGGCTGTTGCGGCGAGGGATTGACCGGCCTGAGCAGGGAAACCGAAGGTTGATACTGCCGCCCCTGGTTTTCCTCTCTGCGCCAGGGCAGCAGCTTTTTCCCCAATTCATCAACGCTATCGAGACCAGGTAGATCATTGAGCGTGCGTGTCACCACGTTGTCTTTCAACCAGGTGAACCGCTCCTCCAGCGGATCGGCTACGTACTCTTTGGCGGTGAGCGCGGCGCCGATCGTCCCCAGACGGCCAAGAGCCATCACGCCACCGCCGAATAACCCGGTACCCTTTGTTACCTTCCCAAGTTTCCCCATCTCTTTCGTCACGCTGCCGATGGAGCTGACCATGTCAACGGACCACTTGATCACCATGAAGGCCAAGATGCCTTTAAGCACGGTCTCCCACCCACCGATGGCATCAACCACCTTGTTGATCTCGGCCAGGGCGGATTGTATGGTCGGGCCCACGGTATCCCAGTTCTCGACGATCAGCCCGCCGGCCAATACCAGCAACGTCACCAACTTGCCCAACGGCGACATATTCATCACGGTATTGAGCAAGCCAAATGCCTTTTTCACCGCACCAACCGCACTGGCAGTCCCCAGCAAATATGCCCCAAACTTGGCAACAGACTTGAGCAACTCAGGATTTGCCTTCACCCAATCACGCAGTTGTTCGATAAATGGCATCAGCTTGCCGATACCCTTGTTCAGAGCCGGCAGGAACATATCACCGATCGTCACACTGACCGCACTCATCTGGTTTTTGAACAGCTGGATTGCATTCGCTGTCGTGGCGGCGCGCGCGGCGTACTCCTTCTCCATTGAGCCGCCGTAGGCCTGCTGGTCAGCGACTTTGGCAAAGTTTTTCCGCAACAGATCAAGGTTGGTCAGCAGGGGCGCGATCGCCCCCAGAGATTCCTTGCCGAACAGCGCTGTCATGACAGCGGCCTGTTTTGCTTTGGGAACCTTCGCCAGCGAGTCCAGCACTTTCAGCATGGCGCCCTTGGCATCTTTCTGCATGTCGGCTGCCAGAGTTTTCGGGTTAATCTTTAACGCTCTGAGCGCCCGTTTCTGTGAAGCTGTAGCAGCGCCACCCGCGGTCAATGACAGCATGAAGTTCTTGATGCCCGTCGAGGCGATCTCGGACTCCACCCCCATGCCGGCAATGGTAGCGCCCATTGCCGCAATCTCGCCTGACGCCACGCCGGCCACTTCCCCCAATGGGCCGATCCGAGTAACAACCTCAGAAATCTTGGCCGCACTGGCGGGGCCGGTGTTCCCCAGGTAGTTGATCTTATCCGCCAACCCGACTACGTCTGTCTGGGTCATTTTGAAGGCCGTACGCCACTGCGCCATCATCTGGCCGGACTCTTCCGCGGTCTGGTCGAATGCCACGCCCATTTTTACGGCAGACTCGGCAAAGGAAAGCAGCTCTTCTTTGGCGATGCCCGCCTGGCCGCCGGCCGCGACAATCTGCCCAATCCCCTCGGCGGCCATCGGCAACCGTGTAGACAGGTTCAGCACATCGTCGCTCATCTGCTTGAACTGTGCCGGGGTATCAAAATCCACGACCTTGCGCACATCGGCCATCACCGATTCAAACTCAATGGCCTGATTTATCGGCAATGTCAGCGCCCCAACGATACCGGCACCCACCGCCGCAGCGCCGGTCATAATGGAGGAAAACTCTTTACCGAACCCCTTGACGTTGCGCTGCATCTTCTTCATGGGTTCGGACAGCTGATCAACCGCCGTAATGATCGCCTTTAACTGAAAGCTGTCAGCCACGGTTCATCTCCTCATTGATGCGGATGGCCTCAGCCTCCAGCTCAAAAAACCGGCTCAGTGCGAGCCGGCGCAGATCAAGCGGGTTCAATCGCCAGAAATAGGCAGTGTTGTAGAGCCGCTTTCGGAGTTCCCCGGGGTTTTCGACGCCGTAAAAAAACCTAGAATAGACATTGAGATAGCAAAAACATCAAACAGCGCCAACTGCCTGGCGGAGGAAAGCGGAATGCCAGCAAGCTCCGGGATATAGGCCAACGCCGCGGCGGAATCCAGCTTGACGCCGCCGGACTCCGTCAGCGAAAACGGCATACCAAATTTAGCCACCTGGTCATACGTGGGCTCCTGCAGCTCAATGACATGCAGCGTCTCGCCGTGCGCCGTGATCGGCTTACTCAGGGTGATTTCTTTCATTGATAGAATCCTTCTTCACCGTGGAATTCCAGGTCGGCGGTGCCTTCTTCGGGGTTATGATTGGCCTCACCGTGCAACCAGGCGCTGCCCAGCACATACACCATCCCATTTGCCAGCTCGGCGGTGATGGTCATGGCCGTAGACGACACCAGCTTGTTGATGGGAAACGCCTTCGGCACCTTGAAGGTGCCTTTCACATAAGGGGCGCGGTGGGTCTCTTTGTGATCCACGTCCCCCGCCAGGCCAATTACATCATCGCGCACCACGGTGTTCATCGGCACTTCAATGCCACCGGTGAGCGACAGTTGCTGGCCGTCAATTTTTAGGTAACAGGTACCGGCGATCTTAGCCATCAGGCGGCCTCCTCGTTGTACTGCAGGCGGAATTGGTTGAGCAGAGCAAAGACACGCAGCTGATTGACGTAATCCGGTGGGAACAGGACATCCAGGCGGCTCGGGTCATTGGCGTTACGCTCAACAATCAGGTATTTCTGGAACAGCTCGAAGTTTTCAACAATGCCCTCGCGCTCAAGCTGGCGATAGGTCGCGCAAAGCTCACCGCGGATCACCGCCGGCGTCACAATGGCCTGACCCGGCCCAAAGCGCGTACCATCGTTCGCCAGCTTGTGGCGCCCATACTTCGAGGTGATCACCGACTTGAGACGACGCAGCACATAAGCGCTGGTATGCAGCGTTTCGCTGTCCAGATAGCTGTTATCCGCCACACCGTAGGCATTTTTCTTGTACGTGGTGATATCACGCTGGATCCGCAGGCTGCCGCCTTCCGCATACGCGGTCGCGATACCATGGGTCAGCAAGGACTGCTGCTCCGTCATAATGAAGCGCTTACCCACCGGGGCCGGCATTGCGCCCGTCAACTCTCCGGTCTGCGTCGGCCGGGCGGGATCAATACGCAGGAATACCGCCGCGCGCGCAAGGCGGCCGGCGACCAGCTCATCCAGCGGCGTCTGGCAATCCGGCTCATAGCCGGCAACGGTAATATGTTGGTTATTGAGCCCGTCACCGAATGCCACCAGCTCGGACAAATCGCCGACCTTAGCGGTATACACATGGCCATACAGCTGCCGCATATAGCTCCAGCGGCCGCTGCTGTCGTTCATTTCCATCGCCATCAGCTGCAGGGACGGCATGTCGCTGAAGGGGAGTCCGATGTAATCAAACGGCGCATCGCCCATGGCTGCCACCGCCGGCGCCAGTGAGGGGGAACCCGCCCCGCCCTTCATGACGCCAATCTGAGCAGTCAGCCCGGCCGGCACCTCTTCACCACCCACGCTGCCGTAATAGTTTACCGCCAGCGGAATATCGTTACCCGATACCCCTTTGTTTACCGCCGTCAGCGTCACTACCCCCTGCACATCGCCGCCAGACGTTGCCAGTACTTCTGCCTTTACGGGCAGATCCGGACGCGCATTGATAGCGGCGGCGAGTGTTGTGGCAACAGCCTTGGCCTTATCTTCAGTTGCCACCACTGCCTGCACCCGGGTGGTGCCGATATACAGGCTGATGCTGCCGGCGGCCGTCGCCGTGCCGGAAAGGGTCACTGTGCCCTTGGCGGCGGTTCCCGAACCATCAGGCAACGCAATCACCCACAGCTCACCAAAGGGGTCAACCTTACGGTAAGCCGCGACCATTCGCGCCAGTTGACTGCCACGGCCGGCCAATTTCCCCGCCAGATCCGCGGAAGGCATGATAACCAGTTCGTTTGCCGCTATCTCGGAATCAGGCAGCGCCATGCCAAACAGCAGCGACGGGGCGTTATCCTGCGCCGTATTTGCGGCGCTGTTGTCCATTTCCGCATAAAACAGCGGAACCCGAACATCCGCCGGGATGTTATTAAAGCTCACGGTCATTGTGTGTTACCTCTCGGTTTGGCCGGTGAATTGTCTTGTTGTCGAACATCGCCGGCCGCCAGCCGACGCATCCAATACGTGCTGGGTTCAACATTCCTTCCGACTGGTGGCAAAACATCGCCACGCGCCGGGTCAGGAACGGTTCGCCCTTTGTTGGGGATCAGATACATGGGTTACTCGCTGAAATGTATTTCGGTGTGGTGCTCGATCTTCCCATCGGGGCCAGCGCCAGGATCGATGTAATCCACATCAATCGACAAGGTTTTGAACTCGTCCAGCGCGTCCAAATCGTCCTGTTGGCGGGTGTCTTCCTCGGTTATCTCCCGGTCTACCGTAAAATCGAACTGGTAATAGAGTTCGGCGCGGTTCAAATCGAGTACCGTGCCGCCGGCATAGCAAATGGGGCCGGCATCCGGATCCGGCTCCCAGCCCAGCAAGGCTTTCCAAACCTCGGCCCGCACATCGTGCACCGCATCGTAAGACGCCCACTGCCCACGCTCATCGCGCCCGTTGCTCAGCACCACAATGACCGAAAACCCTTCGGTCAAATCCTGCCAATAGTCCGTCTGGCTCTTCTGCTCGCTGGGTGTATCATCGGCCGGCACAACATATGCCGCCGGGAGCAGCAGTTTCCCGACATCGGGGATAGCCTTGAACTGCGCCGCGCCTCCGACCCGGTTTTCAAACCGCGGGCAGCGGGCACGCAGTGCGGCAATAATGTGGGTTAATTTCACGCTGTTTTCCTTTTGCGGCGCTGTGGCCGCAGCGATTTTCGCAATTCACGCGAAAGGGTGTATCGGGTCCAGCTGCGCCGGCGATCCAATACCTCCACCATGAAGTTATTACGCGGAGCAATCCGCCACTCGGTGCCCCCCGAGGCGCCACGATGATGTTTTTTCTGACGCTTCGCCCCACGGCGAACCCCGTAGAACAGAAACGCAGGGTAAAAAGCCCCGTTAATATGGCGGTTTCCCTCGCCGTTCTTCTGGTTGGGAGAGATCTTCACCATCAAGCCCGGGCGCCGCTTTGAGGCCCGCGGGACGTAGTAACCGATAGAGCGCGCAAGGCGGCCGGTTCGGAAGGCCGGGTTATCCCCCGGTGCCGAGCGGCCACGATGCATCACCAACCGCCGCGCATCGCGCATGTGGATCTGACCGATGCGCACAAAAGCACGCCGAAGGCGGGCACGGTTGAAAACCAACTCTGTCGGTTGCTGGAAATCAACGTGTAAAGACGCTTTCGCCGCCATACCGCTCACTCCTTCGGGTTTCGCTGCCAAGCTCTTCGCATTCCAGCAACAGGAAGCGCCCTTTACTGTTCAGATCGCGCACACGCCGCACCCGGTAAACCTGGCCGGACAATACGACCTCGTGATCGGCGGTAATGCCAGAACGGTAACGCAAGGTGAAGTAATGGGTGACGGTCGTCTCCGTCTGGACCGACGCCTGATAAGTGGCCGCACCCACCTGCGCCATCTTGGCCCAGGCACGGAACGACTCGGGAAAAGTCGGCGCCAAACCGAAACTGTCTGTCGGTTCATCTACGCGCCGCCGGATAACGATCCGTTTATCCAGCTCGCCCGGGTCGGGCAGCAAATAGCTGGCACTGGTCTGCGCCTGACGGATTTTCATAGCGGGATATACCTGTAGGGTTGCACGTTCCACAGAAAGCCCATCGGCAGGCTGGCCTTTTCAAAGTCCGACACCGCCGAGCGGTTCTCATAGTAGTGGGTTGCCAACAGCAGCATGCCAATCTTGATATCGTCGGGAAGGTGCAGACCATCCGGATCAGACTCGGGGATCTCGCTGTCGGGTGCATAGAGTTTTCGATTAAGAAACGTCTCGGTACGCGTCTGAACCGCCCGGCCAATCAGTTCTAGCAATGCATCTTCCTCTGTAAAATCAGGCTCCAACTTGCACTGCGCCTTGATTTCTTCGAGTTTCAGCAACATATCTTTCTCCAGTGCCCGCCAAACGGCGGGCACAAAAAAACCGCTTTACGCGGCATGTTGAACTTCGGTTGGTGTCGCTATCAGCTGCTGGCCGACCCTTTACCCACCAGCGCCTTGATAGCGGAGGTATCTTCCAGGATACAATCGAAGCGGTGGAAAGCGACGAAGCCGGTCTGATCGAACTCGGCATAACGCTCAACCAGGCGCTTGAGGATCATGTAATTGACGCGGCGGATGATGAAGCGATTGAAATCGCCGCAGAACATGAACTTCTTGCCGGCGCCAATATCATCGATCTCCTGATCAATCACGTACGGCACGTTAAGCACCGACGCCGGCGCCACGCCGACAATATCTGGCAGCCACAGTGGGCGACCCTGGCCGTCTTCCATTTCACTGATCAGTTTCAGCGTATTATCGTTAAAGGCCAGGCGGAAACGGTCGCCGCGACGGTATGCCGGGTCGATGGAATGTTTCAGCGTCAGGATCTCTTTCCAGTTCACCGCTGTTGCCGATGCGGTCGCGGTGGTTTTATCCACGGAAGCGGCCAGACCTTTCGGCTGTTTCGGTGTACCCGTGCCGGTACCACGGATCAGATATCGCGCCTCACCGCGGCCGATACGCTCGGCGATCCGGCGGGCAAGGTAGGCTTCCATATCAATCGCGCTATCCTGCAGCAGCTCGTTGGATACGCGGATGATTTTGGATGTCAACTTCAGCGCACCCAGGCTGTCCATGCCGAATTCGGTATCTTCTTCGCCGGCTTCTTCGTTCTCACCCAGCAGCACACCCACCTCATCCGTGCCGTCAGCTGTTGCCCACTCCATGGTTCGGCCGTCAGAGGTGGTCAGGATCTGCGCCACACCGGCGATGCCGCCATAGGCTTTCATCTGCTCAACCACTTTCGCCAGGAAGGTGTTTGGCACGGTGTAGCCGCCCTTCTCATCCGGCGCAACGCCCTGCGCGCGCAGCTCACGCAACGCCTGGCGCTCTTCGGCAGTCAGCTCGGCCGCACCGTGACGCATCCATTTATCGAACACGGCAACGCGCTGCTCAGGATCTTTACCTTTAGGGTCTTTGTTCTGATTTTGGCGCTGCTCCTCTTCCTGCTGCTCAATAAATGATTGATCCAGCGAGCGCAAGGACTCTTCCCGCTCGATTTTCTCATCGACGGCCTGCAGCTCGCCCTGGGCCTTCTTCCACTCGGTGCGCTGCTCATCGGTCCAGGCGTTATCACCAATTTTGTCATGCAAGGCGCGCATGTCGGTGGCGATGGTGTTTCGTTTTTGCTTCAGTTCATGCAATTTGGACGCAGACATAGTTTTTCCTTACACATTAAGTAAAGTCAGGAGGCGCTCACGCGCCATTCGTTGGTTTACGGCATTGGTGATCGCGCCACTATCGCGCGCCTCCTGCCAGGCTTTCAAAGAACGGACGGCAGAATCTGCCGCCTGATAGGCCGGATACGTCACCGGACTGACGTCATACAGCCGGGAGAATTTGTGGATCTCGCGAATAACCACGCCTTCCTCGTCCTCGTACCAGCGATCGCCGTCGCGGGCTACGCGGAACGCAAAGGAGGACTGGTTAATGTCGCCGCGTTGCATCGGCGCCAGCACCAGATCGCGGATCGTCTGGGTATCCGGCGCCTCAATGTCATACTGCAGACCACGTTCATCTACGGAAACCTTGAGCGTTCCCGAGGTACTCCGGCCCAGAATGAAGTTGGGATCGTGGTTAAACAGCCCGCGTACATCATCATTCAGTACATCATCGAAGGCGCCTGGCTTGATTATCTCGCGAAAGCCCCACAGCGGTTCAGAACGGATATTGAACACCGAGCCGTAACCGATAATCCGCGTCGGTTGGTCTTCCTGCTGCTGCGCGCGCACTTCACCGCTGTAACAGCGCGTTTCTCTGTCACTCATCGGCGTCTTCCTCTTTGGTTTTGTCGTCGATTACGTTTTTGGTTGGGTTGGCCGCATTCACGCTGACCAGCATTTCATCCAGCCCGTCTACCGGGTTCATATCCTCGAAGGCGCGGGCCTCGTTGCGGCTCATCCAGCCGTCAATGATGGCGTAGTGGTAGAACTGGGCGCGCTCTTTCGGCGTGCCGCGCATCAGCCCTGCCAAGTTAAAGCGGACGTAATACCCCGCCGCCCGCTCCGCCCGGGTGAACAGTCGGCGGTTAAGCTCCTGCTCCCAGTTGGCAACCCAGGGCATGATGGTATAGCGGACAAACTGAATGGCCTGCTCGGTGATATTGCTGAAGGTGGCTTTTTCCAGATCGTTGATCATGTGCGCCGGCACGTTGAATATGCCGGCAATCATCGAACGGTTCAGCTTCATCATGTCGATGATCTGGGCGTCTACCGGGGACACTGACAGCGCCCTGTAATCAAGTTCTGCGGGTAACAGCAGGGTTTTATTCTCCTGGCCACGCAGCGCCAGCGACGCCTTTTGCCAGACTTTTTTCAACCGCTCCCAGCCCTTGTCATGGATCTCCCCCTTCACGGACACAATGCCCGCCGGCCGCGCATTCCCACTGAAAAAGGAACTGGTGTATTTCTGCCCGCTCATGCCCATGCCGATCGTCTCGGCGTGCTGCAGGATAGGACTGAGGCCCATTTTCTGGTTATTGCCCAGCGCACGGATGTGGATCATGTCGTCAGGGCTGATGGCGAAGCTGCCCAGCTCGTTATAGACGCCATAGGTATAGCGGCCGCCGGTATTCAGCAGCGTGGTTTCCCACGGCATACACGCCTCAAGCCCGCTGACCTCGCCGCGGCGCGTCCGATGCACCCGGGTAAACCCGTTACCCCAGCCGAGAATGTGCCGCTGCTTCAGCTCACGCCATTTATAGCTGGTCTGCCAGTCGTTGGGCTCGTCATGCACCAGATAAAAAACCGGGTGATCGCGCGCCACATTCACGCCTTTTTCCGTTTTGCGCATCACATGCAGCGGCATCTGGGCCACGTTGGACGCAAGCACGTAAATGCACGAATAAACCGCGGCCAGCTTCATCGATGTTTCCGGGCTGACGTACACGTCCGCCTGGAGCAAGCCGTCCATTTCCGCCATTTCGGCGGTGACCGGATTGGCCGGATTTTCCAGCGGCTCACTGCGAAATAGCGCATCAAGTAACACGTTTCCCCCTTCTGGCCGCGATCAGCGCGAATGCCAGCAAACCGCCGCCGGCGCTCTGAAGCGCAATGGCGGTACCAAACTGCAGATAAATGCCCGCCACCAGCAGACCGAAACCGGCCAGACCGATAGCATCGATAATCAATGTTTTCATAGATATAAGAGATCTTCGTCTGGATCGATATTGGAAAGAAAATCGCCCGGCTCATTCAGCATGGCGCGACCGATGGCCATAATCAGCGTGACGGCACCGTCAATCTTGTTCTGGGCCTGCTCCTTAACTGGCCGCACCCTATCATCGCTCCCCGGCAGATACTTGCCGATCACGTTGCTGAGGCACCAGACCATGATGGGGTTGCCGTCATGGTGGAACCGGCCAGACTCGATAGCGGCCTCCAGCTCTTTCATCGGGTCGGACATGTTGGTGTAATTCTGGACTATCTCAATGGGCGACATGTTCTCATCGGCCAGTTCGTGTGCCAGCCCGGCGGCACCGAAGGGGTCGATAGGCGATTCCTCTACCGGGTTAAGCCGGTTGGCTGCCCGGGCTTCTTCCATGATGTAACGGTAATCAACCTCTGCGCCCTCGGTGACCGTCAGCAGTCCCATTTCCACCCATTTCTGGAAACGTTCAGCCGTGCGCCGATCCTCGTTTTTCTCAACGCTGTAGACTGTGTCGTACGGCACCCAAAATTTCGGGGCGACACTGTAGTAGTGCCGCTTGCCGTCAATATCTCGCGTAAACAACCGTCCCATGCTGTTCATATCCAGCTTGCGCGCCAGGTCAAACGCCAGAATGCAGGGCTGCCCTTCAAACTGCTCGAGCGTCAGCGTGGTATCTTCACAGCGCTTCAGGCTCACCAAGTTATAGAAGGCATCCCGCGCCGCGACCCAAATATTGAGGTGTTTGGTCTTGAATGTACCGGCGTGGCGGGCGTTGTTGATCGCCCGCTGCTGCTGGCTGAGCAGGAAGTCTTTGTAAACCGAGACGCCCATATTGGGGTTGGCCTTGACCAACGCCTCCGGTTTTGTCCAGTCGTCGCCTTCGTCGATGGTATAGATGATGCCGAACAGCTCATCGTTCGGCACGGTACCGCTGAGCATCTCCACCACTTCCCGGCGCTTGTCGTAGCACGGCCCCTCGATGTTGTAGCCGGCCGTGGTGATCGCCCACATCAGCGGTTGCCGGCGGGCGCCCATGCCGGTCAACATGGTGGTATAGAGCGCATCGGTCTGATGTTCATGGTATTCATCCACCACCGCCAGGCTGGGCGATGAACCGTCGCCCGGGTTGCCGATCAGCGGTTCAAAGCGGGCGCCGTCCTCCGGGCGGTTGAGGTTGGACGCATTGGCCTCAATACCGAAAGCCTCCATCAGCATCGGCGTACGCTTGCACATCAACCGGGCCGGGCGGAACACTTCCCAGGCCTGCTTTTCGGTGGTCGCGCCGGAATACACCTCGGCGCCGAACTCACCGTCGCAGGTAAACCCGTAGAGCGCCACACCGGCCGAGATGGCCGATTTGCCGTTCTTGCGGGGGATCTCGGTGTAGACCTCGCGAAACCGCCGCAGCTTGGTGCCTTTATGCACCCAGCCAAAGACGGCGCAGACGATAAACAGCTGCCACGGCTCCAGGGTGATCGGCATTCGCTTGTATGCCCATTCGCCCTTGGTGTGCGGTAATAGCTGGATGAATCGCGCGGCCTGCTCTGCAAGGTCCCTGTCAAAGCGGAAGCGAAACTTTCGCCCCTTTTCTTCGGCCAGATCATCAAGATGCCGCTGGCAGCTGCTTACCACATACTGGCAGGCCACTATCTTGCCGCGCACCACATCACGCGCATACTGATTGGCAGCATTCACGTTGGGGTAAGATTTTCTCTTCATGATGTGATCAACTTAATGAATGGATTATCCGTTTTTTTCTGGCCGGCGAGTCCTATCAGCCGTTGGCGACTTCCCGGATCGAGCCCCAGCATGGCGCCGGTGCTGCTCATCTCCGTTTCCTGTTCTTTTTTCGCCGTCAATTGAGGGTTCTTTATCGGGCCGCCGGTGGCACCGGTAACCACGTTGCCCTGCTGGGCGATGTTCTTGACTGCCCGACGCCAAAACTCGTACGCCACGCACCACCGCTCCAGCACCGCCAGATCCGTGATGCACAGAATGCCCTGGCCGCAAAGCTCTTTGGTGGTCATTTGCCACATCACCGTGGCCAGGTGGAGCCCCTCTTCTTCAAACCATGCCGGCGGCTCCGCGCCCTTTATCGGGGTGAATACCGGCTCGTCCTTATTCAGGGCTCGTTTACCGGGGTTGCCGGCCAATTCCTTGCGGGCGGTCGGCTTTGGGCGCCGCCCGGATCGGCCTGCCGTTCCGGCCATATGCGCTCCAGATTAAATTTCATTTTTCGCGGGTGTAAAAACATGACGGGGCGGGCAGTACGGAAGAGGCAAAGCCGTAGAGATTTTCCCTCCCCCTACCGGCCTGAGCGCCGCTCTCTCGCGGTCTTCGCCCTATGACATGGGGTGCATAGGCTTTGCAAGTTGGCCTCGCTATCGTCTCCACCGTGCGCGAGAGGCACGATGTGGTCAACACAATCAGCCTCGGTTATGGCACCCCGGCGCAGGCATTCCTGACACAATCCCTTATCCCGCTTGAGGATCCGCGGCTTAATCACATCCCAACGGCTGCCGTAACCGCGCTGATGCCGACTCTGACCAGGCTTATAATTGCGCCACCCTTCACCTCGATGCTCACTACAGAATCCGCTGGGATCGGTCGTTGTATTGCGGCAACCGCGTTTACGGCAGGCTTTAGGCGTCCGGGGCGGCATGGCCCGGGGCCTTGTTGATCATGAAAACTAATTCTTTTTGCACCGTATCTGTATGCGGCAACGGATGGCGCGTAATCGAGATCGGCGGATACTCTGCCAGTGGTGCCCAGCGGTTATACTCCAGCGCCTGGCTGTAAATTTCGTCATAGATGCGACGAGTTTCCGTGGCCAATGTTGCTGCACACTCAACCATCGAGTCATGCATAGAGAGTTCGTCTTCTAGGAGATAAACGCTATTCCGAGTCGCCAAGTGACGAAGGTGAGCCAGCTCGTCAATAAGCTGTCCAATGGTTCTCTTCGCCACAATGCAACGGCCAATGGCATCATAATTCCGCTCTTTCATACCGCAGTCCTCTTGAAGGCATAAGACCCAATGCCAACGCGGCCCAGGTCTGATTCAATCGTATTACTCTCAACGCAGGTAAAGCCTTGCTCCGCAAACCACCGCAGCAACCCATCATGCGTGAAATACCAAATGTGCTCGTTCGGCCGATAGTGATGTGAAGCCATGATGGCATCGCCGCCGGCGAAGATGGGGATCGACACAAACACCCACTGTTTAGCCTTTGCTACCGCCAGTTCGGGCTTGTCGATATGCTCCAGGCTGTCCCAGAACGTCAACGCCGGGAACGCGTCAGCCGTATACAGATCGGCCCAGCGCCCGCGCAGCTTCAACCATTGAACGCCAACCGGATTGACGTCATACCCCCATGTCTGAGGGCGCGCCTCCACAAACTGCCCGGCACCGATCCCCACATCGAGCACCATCCCATCGCCGTGATGGCGCTCCACCAACGCAACGCGCGATTTCGTCAGCGCATGCCCCATCGGGGTATCAGCCATCAGCTGGTATTTGTGAAAATAGCTGTCGTCATACGGCCGTTGGTTCAACGGGACGGGATAACGACCAATGCCCAGCGCCGGGACGAAGACCAACCCAGACTCAAGATGTTGAGAGAACGATTTCATTGAGCCAGTTCTTAAATTGTTGGCCAAAGCCGGTAATGTGTTTGGAGCACGCATGGTCCATCTGGCCACACATGCAGTAATTATCAGGCCGCGCCCAACCTACGCGCGAAAGGTCCATCTCCGGATCGGTAACAATATGAGGCGCGTTATGCCCGCCACAGCCACCCTGGATGATGAAAACCGGTGTTTTGTAGCAGATGGCGGCAGGAAGCGCCCAACCCACGCCAGAGACCACCACAGCAGCATGCTCAACCAACGCCAGTATCTGGGTTACAGACAACTCACCGGCGTGCAGCTGTAGATCGGCCGCCGGCGCATCGCCCACAAGCCACTCTTCGCCCTCTTCCAGATCCGCCAGACTGACCACATAAAAATGCTTTTTCAGCAGCGCTGCCGCCTCGTTGATGTATTTGGGGTCAGGGTTACGTGCAGGATTGGCCCACTCGCGCCGAACCGTGGCCGGACGAATAACCGCAATGGGTTTATCACTGATCACCGGCGACGGCCCATAGGAAGGCAAATCAAATTGGGATGCCACCTTGCAGAATTGCAGGGTCATGGCATCGATAATGGATCCTCGCGCCAGCTCGTCCGCCCCATAGAACACCGTGAAAACTTCGGCTTTCGTCGGTTCAGGCACATACCTCAACCAGGTACGATCTTCGTTTTTCCGCTGGGTGCGCAGCAACGTGTTGGACTTGACGAATTTCACATCAAGATCCGCATACAACTCCGGCCAGGGGGTGCGAATGTAAGCCCCGGGGAATTGCCGAACAAATGCCCGCTGGTAGATGCTGTCGCCTAGGCCATACATCCCACGGATGTAGATGTTTCGCTTTATCGACATGAGAACCTTTAAATAGAAGAGAGCGCAGCCTCAAGAGACTGCCTCTGGAAACATCGCAAGCGAGTACGCCGCGAACAGTTAACGATCTCGACACCTGCCGCCCAATCACGTAATTGGCGAAACTCATCATGCCAACGGGCTACACTCATGGCGTCAGGATTGGCGAGGCCAGCGTGAGGCCCATGCCAGTGAGCACCGTCGCGAATTGAACAGTCATACCCCACCAGCAACACCCGCTGGGCACCGCGATAGATGGCAAGCTCAATAGCACGTTGGCCAGAATTAAAACTGCCTGGCAACTGACTCTCAAACCGCGCCAAGTTAAATCGTTCAGCGGTGAACGGGTCGCTGCACCAACGATCGGCACCACACGTTATCTCTGCGTGATATAACTCCCACCAGCAGCAATCAGCGGCATAAATGACGGCACATGCCGGGATCAGGCGCCAACTGTTGTTGACCGCGATCGCCGGCAAACCTGATGCCTCCACCAGCGCGCAATCCGCTGCAGTCAACGATGGACCGCTGGCGACGCAAACAACCGTATGCCAATCCATTCACAGCCCCGAAGAAAAAAGCCACCAGCCTGCCAATGCGCAGGGTGCGCGGTAGGTGCAGGGTGATGGCTTTGGTTATCAATATAGAATTTCCTGCTGGCTTGCCGAATATAACCCCCGTGGCGCAGTTAACCGCCACGAGATAGTTCAGTGCTTTTATTCTGTCAAAGGCACTCAGCGAATGCCTTTTGCAGAATTTTATAAATTCATCCCAATTGGAGAACGCCGTGCTTTTCTGAATCCGAGTAGGCGATCAAGCCGCTGTACTCAGGAACCTCGCCATCCTCAGCCTCAAACGCTGGAATAGTGCCGGTGGTGATGGTGTAGGACGGCTGGCCTTCCTCTGCTGCGAAGCGCGCCAGCTCTTTAATCTGTTCCAGGGTCAGTACAATCTTGCTCATCGTGTTACTCCATTTTGTGATTCTGGCGTTTCCGCCGTTAATCGAGATAGAAATCGTCATTGAGCTGCCGCCGGTGTGAACTGCTGGCATTGTGCGGGCAAGCGTTAGACGTATGGCCGTCGCCACCACAGTAGCCACAGCGTAGGTTTGCACGCCGAGTTGAACCACCAAAAGTGTGCGGGCAGTTGGCTCGTGTATGCAGCCGTGACCCACAAAACGTGCAATTTTGATAGCTCATGGTGATATCCCTACCGATGCGCGCCATTGATTCAGCGTGATCACCTGGCCAGCGCAGATTGATAAAGCTGTTTGGAGCGCCAACGCATGGCTGCCAATGTCGCCCCAGGTTTCACCCTGCAGCTTTGGTTGCTCACAGGGGGTGAACACCGACTCAGGGGGAAGCAGCACGAGCGGCGGCTGTGGTGTCCGTTCCGCGCAGGAGGCCAATAACAGCGGGAGGAGCAACGCGCCGACTACACTCGTCATTCTTGGTTGCTTCACGATATTTCCTCTGATAGGTTTCGCCCTGCTGGCGTAGCTGCTGTTCTCTTTGTTGCTGTTCTGCCATTAGCGAGCTATTCCGGGCGGCGTTCTCGCGTAATGCTGTTATCAGTGACTGCTGCTGCGCCAGCGTCTTTTCCTGCTGCTTAACCTGCTCACCGGCCCGTACTGCGTTGCTGTGGAAGTAAAACGCCAACCTGCCGGCAACAATCAGCGCCACCAGCAACACAGCGGCAGTCATTGCGATCGCTCGGTTCATAGCAGAATCACTCCGACGAACAGGAACCAACCCCAGCCATCAATACCGTGAGCGGCAAGATAACCGGCCGCAGCGAAACATACCGCTGATGGTAGATATCTCATTTATCCAGCCCCCAGCAAGCCAGTTCGGCCTCTTGGTCACGCCGGAGGATCTGCCCATAACATCCGTTCGAGCGGATGCGGCAATCTCGGCCAGCGTCGTATATCCAGCGGCGGATTTCTCGGCAGGCGCCAATGCGGTCACCGGCGTTCAACTTCTTGTAAAAGGTGGAGGTGAAGCATTTTCCGGGCCCGATATTCCACGGACAGAATGACGCGATACCGACTTTTTGCGGTTCGGTCAGCGTTACCTTGACGTTGCGATCCACCCAATCCAGTGCCTTTTTCTGCTCGGCTGCGTCAATCTGCTTGCACTGCTCTGCGGTCAGGCGCTGACCCTTCACAACCTTCTGGCCGTTGACCATCGTCACACCGCGGCAAATTGTCCAGATGCCGACACCGTCCTGGTATGCAGTCAGGCGTTGGCCTTCTTTTTCATCCTGAAACTGCGACATCATCACCGGGGCCGATGCGCCGGCGGCGATCAGCGCCAACATTACAGCGCTGAGTTTTGATTTGTTGCCCATCACTCACGCTCCAGCATTTCAAGCTCTTCCGTGTCGATCGTCTCCGTGCGTTTTTTTATCCAATCACGTAGAAGCCGCTCGCGCCGGCAGCGGAAGTAAGTACCGAGGGCAATACCAAATGCAGAGCAAAACATGCCGAAAATGACCCCGATAATGATCCATTCGCTCTGTGAGAAATAATTAATGATGCCGAGGACGAATGACACTGCGCTACCAGTGTGCACGGCTCCATCGGCTGCTCTGATTAGCATTCGTGACATCCTTACCTCCCGCCGGGCGGTTGGCGCTCATTAAACAGAAAAGGCCGCCAAATGGCAGCCTGTAATTGACGCGAATTCTCGGTTTGTAATTGTCGCTAGTGGATCACTGCCGATGGAAAACACCACCAGCGGCTGAAATCTGACCCACCAAAACGCAAAAAACCCCGGCGTGTTAAGCCAGGGTCAAAATAGGTGCCGGTCTTTCCCGACTGTCACTTCACATCAGAGGGGCGCACTCAAAATCCCAGGTGAAGGATTCGATAGTGCATATCAAACTGAATGCGCCTTTCTGAGGCGCTTCCCAGCCACTCCGGGGATCCCTTCATCGCAGGCTGAAAAGCATTTTCTGGAGCGGTCAGCGGGAATCGAACCCGCATCATCAGCTTGGAAGGCTGAGGTAATAGCCATTATACAATGACCGCGTTGGTGGCCCTTGCTGGACTTGAACCAGCGACCAATCAGTTATGAGCCGACTGCTCTAACCAACTGAGCTAAAGGGCCAAGGTGGCGAATTCTAAAACATTCCCCATTAACCACACAATACCATATGGTTATCTTTACATTCGCGCACAAAAAAAGCCCGCGCGCTGGCGGACTTTTCTTTAACGGGCGTACAAACCCCATCGTTAGGTTTGATATTAGGAAAAAACGGCAACTTTTGCAAGCGGCCAGTTTTTCACCGGGTGACCTTACTGAAAATACGCTCCAATTCGCTCTCTTCCTGGTAGCATTTGGTAAGCAGCGATTCGTAAAACGGTTTCCAGCTATAACGCCATGTACGCTCAGGCAGTTCAGGGATCAGCTTTTTAACCGCATGGTGTATGACTGACGGTTGAACCCGTTTAAATCCCCTACCCTTACATTTCGGGCATTCCTTCATGACCGGAACACCTTGAAGTTCACTCGCCTTTTTATCCAGAACGGTACCGGTCCCCTGGCAACGGCAACGAGCGCTAACCTTGCCTTTACCGCTACATACTGGACAGACCACCATGGCGACATCTTCCCATACAGTCTTTGCTGGTGGCTGGCTGCTTTCCTTCAACATCCACAACCCATTCTTAATTCTGAATTTATTTTCTTCCCATAGGATCGCCAGCTCGTTACGATTTATCTGGGTTTTGCGAACCAGCCCCCGGCCCTGGCAACACGAGCAGGATTCTGCTGATAACGCAGACCGGCAAAATTCACCGTAGGCCATGGCAGCCATGATGCGCAGACAACGGCCTAATTTGGCGCCGGCGGCTCGCTTAATCGCCCTGGGCGCCTTTTGGCTGGCAAATTGCGTTAGCATATCGACCGAGCGATCCCGGTCTTCTTTGCTGACGCCATATTTCCCCAAGCACAGCGCCATCCCAAATGCAGCTTTCGCCTCTACCATTCCAAGCGCAGCCATAATGTCAGTGCCCGTTAAATCTTCACTTGCAGTAGCTCGGGAAATGTCAGAGATATGCAAACTTTTCGGGCTAAAGTGTTTCAATGCCGTTTCAATATTCATGCCTTTACCCCGCGTTTGTTTGCCGTGGTGATCGCCCCAATCCCAAATGCCTTATTCAGCGTGCGCACCAGGTGGAACAACTGGCTGCCGTGCTTGGCCTCCCATGCCGCTACATCATCATGCAGTTCGTTATGGCATTTGCGGGTCAGAGGAATGGTGAAAATATCGTGAGGCTTGGTGCCAGTACCGCCCAGGCCGTGATCGATGATGTGATGCGGGTCGTCTGCCGGCAGGCCACAACCACAGCAGCACGGCTGCGACTTCACCCACTGGGTGTACTTTTCGCATTCCCAGCGCGTCAGTTTTGGCCGCAGCATAAAGCCCGCCGGCGGCGCCGGATCCACATCAACGAGCAACGCCGGCTTAACCTTTTCCACGCGCTCGTTGATGATCGCCTTCGGTGCCTTCTCCCAGACGATATCCGACTCTTTACGCGTGCCTGTTTCGTCTGGTGCTGGTGGAAGGCGCAGTGCCGAGCGCGCCACCGAATCAGGCAGCAGATCGGAAACACCATTTAGCACGGCCCACCAGCATAATTCCGGCAGGCTCAGCTGGTGGTCTTCCTTAAACCGAAAGTGCGTGCGAGCCCGGTACACCAGCCAATCCGCAACATTCTGCTTCGCCAAAGCGTCCAGCGTCGGGTGGGTTTGCTCCCGCAGCAGGTGTTCATGGTGCCAGCACAAACGGACAGGCAAGCTGTCATAATCCAGAATATCCATGTTGTGATTGTGATAACCGTCGCCATGTGGCCACTGGCACTCGGTGCCGCGGCTCAGCCACTCACGCAGAGCAACAACACCACCAGCGGCGCCGATAACTCGCTCATGCAGAAAGAATGGCGACAACCGCGGATCATTGGCCAGGCTCTGATCGGCTACCGGCAGCAAACCCGATGGGAGTGGTTTTAGCTCTTCTGGCTCGTTGGCAATCAGCAGCCGGCGCTGGCCGCTGAAATAGTGCAGCAGATCACGACCGGGGCGCAGCAGCACCACGCCCAGATCACGCTGTAGGTAAGGGGTTAATAACATCCTCATAATCCGCTTACCGCCTTAGCCGAGTGTGCAATGCGCGCAGCGGCAGTGGTTAAATGGTCAGGATCCAACTCAACGCCAATAAAGCTATACCCCTCAAGCAGGGCCGCTTTACCTGTTGAACCTGAGCCCATGAATGGATCGAGAACGACGCCACCAGCAGGTGTAACCAAGCGGCAAAGGTAGCGCATCAACTCAACAGGTTTCACGGTCGGGTGGTTATTCCTGGCCCCGCCAGTACGCCCTGCACCAGCGCGCGGGTCATTAAGGCCAGCGCTCCCCTCTTTTCTTCCGCCGGTCATGTCGCTGGCGGTGAACGGAAGGAAACGATCCATCCCTTCATCGCGTTCCGATTTGCAGACCTTCGCGCAGTAGAAGAAACGTGCCGCGCTCCCCTGGTCGTTGTGGAACGCACCAGGCACGCGATTGATCATGCCGCCAAACTCTACCGCGCCGCTAAACCCATTGGCCGTTGGCTCCGTCCCCTTGACTGGCGAACGAGCGCCCGAATTTTGAGGAAACTCGCCGATCACTTCTTCGCTTCCATCATGCAAGACATTGGCTGGCCACCGGCCAAGCTGATCTGATTTCCATTCACCACTATCGGGGGTTTTCTCATCACGAACATGAGACAGTAGGCCACCAGTGCCACCGCTTAATGCTTCCTCTGTCGGTACCCGGCAAATATCGATGTTTAATGCCCCGGTTCCGAACTGCAGCACATTCCCCTCCACCGTACCCAGCAGCGGCTTGCGGGCCATAACAATCGGCTCATGCGCGGGTTTCAAGGCCGTGCCTTTGCCTTGGTGCTCACCAGTCAGGTTCTTCGATTTCGGGAACCCGCTGCCATAAATCCACATCAGCTGATCACGAATTTCAAAGCCGGCATCCTCGATATTTACCACCAGGCGGTGATAGGTACGAGCGCCACCGAAGGCAAGCAGATGGCCGCCAGGCTTGAGCACCCGCAGGCATTCTGTCCACTGATCTACCGTAGGCACTTGGTAATCCCACTTATGCCCCATGAAGCTCAGGCCGTAAGGAGGATCGGTTACTATGGCGTCAACAGAGTTATCGGCCATGCCGCGCAGGACCTCTTCACAGCGGCCAACGTTAAGTTGATATGTCACAGGATCCCCCTTTGCTGCTCTGCCTTTGCCAACAATTTGATGAAGCTATAACTGTGCTCGATGTTGAAACATGCCAATACGCCTTGCCAGTCACGCTCACGAGCAATGCGGCGCACACCCTGATCAGCAGCCCAATGGCTTCGCAGCCCTCGGATAGACCACCAGCGGCGAACCTGCTGCAGTACAGCCACCAGCGGGAAGACGGTAACGCCACAAATTTGTTTGGTTACTGGTTTCATGCGGGTGCCCTCCCATCCAGGCGCTGGGCACAATCAGTCCAAATGCGGTTCCATGCCGGCACTGCGTAACTCGGCTGCATGGTGCGCACGCCGGCTTTGCTGGCCTCAGTTCTCGCCAACGTCTCCAGCTCGCCAGGATTTTGAAGCGGCAGACTGTTACCGATGAAACGACGATAGGCCGCGTCACGTTCTGCGCAGGCCACCGGCGCCGAACGGGCCTGATCTGGCTTGCGCCCGCCATCATGCCAGGCTGTAGCCGCCAGCAGGTTGCCCGGGAATTTACCTGGCCGGAACATGGTTTCCGGGTTCAGGTATTTGGCCCACTCCGTGCCCAGCCAGCGATCAACGAGGTATTCCACCACCAGCTTGAGTTCCTCCAGCGTGTGTCCGTCCACCAGCCGAGCTCGGATGTTCTGCAGGGTAGATTTGGCCGTGGTGTATTTGGCACCCGTCAGTTGGTTCAGGTGTTTCAGCACCAGAATGGCCTGGTCAGTGATGTGAATTTCTTCAGAAACAACATCCCCCTGGTCGGCCGCCGCCGGCGGTTGACCAAAAGTGTTTTGGATCTGTTTGTGGTGATCTGTGTAGTGATCTGTATAGAGATAGGATTCCGCAGAATCGCGGCGTTGTTCCCGCACTTCTGCGTTTTCCATTCCGTGATTCTGCGTAGTCGATTCCGTAGTTTCACGTTTTCCATTCCGCGATTCTGCGGATTCCACTACTGGCGGGAAAATAAGAGCAATTAGCTTATCGCCATCGATACGATAATGATTCTTCGGGGTGCCATTTACCTTGCGGGTAGATACTTCAATAACACCCGGCAAATACTTATTACGAAGCTTGCTCACAACGCGCTGCACCTGGTCTTCACTGACACCGCGTAATTCACTCGCAAGCTCTTCATGTGTCTTGTAAAACCAGCCATCATCCTGTGACGACTTCCCTGTCCAGAACACCAGCTGATTCAGCACAGCGGCCAGAGCAAAGGACTGCTGATCACCGGCAAAATAATCCAGGTAAGGGCCGGGGATCACTATGCAGTTCTTCTGCCCAGACATGGCCTGAACAACTTCAAATATTCTGCTCATACGTCAAACCTGATAAAACGTGACTGGAAAATAATCATTGCTGTGGTGATCGCCCATTCCTGCCCTACAGGGCTGTAGGTGACCGTCCCGCGGTCCATATCAGTGCTATGCACCCGCACCACCACAAAATTACGATCGCGGTAAAGGCTGCCGGCCTGAATGCCGCTATTAGTTCGGATTGTCATTCATCCACCTTCACAAACTTACGGCCCCACTCCCGCCGTGGTTGGACGCATTCCTTGTCGTAGTTCGGACGCATGAAGATCACCCGCTGATTCACTACGTCGACGCCGACTGTGCGGACAACCACACCATAGGTATCTCGATAGTTCTCGACCCAGGGCTTGATAACTTCCGTTTCCATTAGCCGCGCCTCCACTCGTCGTAGATGCGCTGCAGCAACTCTGGGAAGCGCGATTCATAGAAATGAGGCTGGGTTTCCCGCGGGTTATTCGGTGAGGTGATGTTTTTCCCGAACCGCAGACCGGCAGCGGTGATCGACCAGAAATGTTTTTCACCGTGGCGCCGGCTGGGGCGGCTTTTACGCTCGACTATCCGCAACCGCTCCAGAATCCGATAGGCCACCGGCGTGCTCATCGTGCTGCTGTTCAGCTTCAACAGAGTGGTGATCGCCGCTGTCGGCCGGCTGGAGCCGTCAACGGCATCCGATGGCGCATCAATGGCGTATACCGGCATCAGAGCCGGCAGGCCCGCCAGCTCCTGCAGCTTCTGCAATGCCCCCAGGCGTGACGACTGAGAGAGGTTCAGCAGCTTGGTGGCGGACTCCACGATCAACAACCCGGCCTGGATCTGATCTGTCTTGGTCGCCGGCAGCTGTGGCGCCGGTACATTGGCCTGCTCCAGCGCCGTCATGCGATCGAACACCTTCGCCTGTATCTCGTAGCTGTAGCTCATTGCCATTAGGCAGGCTTCGCGCTTGGGTAAGTGCAGACATGGAAGCTCGCGCCCGGTCGGGTCGGTGTACTGAGCGAAAAATTTCGTTGAGTGGTTTTCACCCAATACCCGCGGCGCCTTCGCCATAAAATCAGCGTGGCGCAAACGGGTATGGCCCTTGCTCGGGAACGAGGCGCCGGCGACGTTCGCTTTCGACTCGCGCTCAGCGTTGATGTAGTCCACCAGCTCCAGGCTGGTCATAGTGATCCCGGTCGCTGGTAGATTAGTCATGCTTCACCTCGCTGTGTCGTGACAACCAGGCGCCGCCATCTACCACCCATCGGGCAAACTGGTAGTTGCTGGCAATCCACCGACCCAGTACATTGACCTCATACCGGAACGGCGACGCAGAATTACCGCCAGTCATTGCACGGCAGCGGATTTGCGGCACCATAGAATTTCTGGTTAAATTGCTCATGCGATTATTTCTCCACACACTGATTTACTCGCACCGACGCCCAGGGGCTGCAACCTCTGGGCGTTACCCTTTCTGGCACTTGGCCTTTTTGCCAAACAGCGCCAGCACCGCCCTAACCTCTGCATCACGCGCCTGCAGGTGCTTACGGTGATAACGCATGATCTCGGCAGCCTCTTTCTCATCAATGACGCCATCTGCAAGCGACTCCTGAATGATCTGATCCACATGCCCACGGTGTGCGGCGGTGCGAATGCTTTTGCTGAACAATTCCACCTGGTCCAATTCGTCCAGAGCGGGGATCTCCACCACCAGCAACCCCCGGCGACGAGCGAAATACTCGGTCAGTAGGTTGGTGCCCGAGATATCCTCCATCGCTTCCAGTTCGCCGATCTCGAAGAAGCGACAGCCGTTCTTCTCATAGAGGTTGTTGTTGAACGCCGTCTCCGACATGCCCAGTGCGCCGGCCATCGCGGATCGGCCACCAGCAACCGCCTTACACATGCCTTTCACTACATCTTTCAAATTTGGCTCTACCATGTTGTTTTTCCTTTGGTAGTTATCTTCATTGGGCTGTTGGGCTAACCTTTACCCGAGACTTAAACTTGTTTGGGAAATGGCTGGCTTTGTAAATATCAGGCCGCAATTTATGAGGATGGATCCCTGTTTTTTCAGCCCATCTCATAACCTTTGCAGCTGGAACCTGACGCTTTCCGTTAACTACATCACCTAACGCTTTCTCGTAGGCCGCAGTCTCTCCCAGCAACACACACAGCTCTTTGAGGGTCAGTTTTTTCTCTTGCTTAAATTTCAATAGTGAGGTCATTTCCGTTTCTCATGGTCGCAAATCTCGGAGTTAGTATCTGCATAATCTCCGCAATAGTCAACAGAATGCAATTCCGCGATGTGCGACCATGATAGAAAGTAACCAGATAGGTGATTTATTTATGCATTGGTACGAACGAGCCAGAGATTTGGCCGCTCAGCAAAAGGTGTCACATGAAGCCATTGCGGAAAGAATTGGCAGAGGTAGATCGACTGTTAGCGGTTGGTTAAGCGGTGATAGAGAACCAAAACTCGATGAGATCAGCATGCTAGCAAAGGCGCTTGGGGTTTCTTCACGGTGGTTGCTTTTCGGAGAGCCTGAAGACTTTAAAGCCACCGAACAACTTCCCTCCAGGGATGAAGTGCTTGTTCCTTTATGGAACAAAGACGGACCAACAGATGGTGCAGTAACAGCTCCGAGTGACGTTGGGTTGAATAATCGTGCATATGTAATTGAAAAAGATAGCGGTTGTGAGGTTGCTCCATCTGGAACAAGGGTAATTGTCAATGCAAAGCTAACCCCTATATCAAAAGACTATGTTGTCGCAAAAGTTCAAGATGAGTTATCTGTTTTTAAATACTTAGAAGTCGCGGGGAAAAAATTCCTGGGCGTCGATGATCAGCGAGTCCCTTTAATAGAAATAGGAGCGGGCGTTGAAATGATTGGCGTCGTGGTCTTCTTAAGCCGAAAAATTCGCAACTGATTTATTGCCTGCGGGGATCTCTCTTCGCGGGTAACCTTCTCGTATAGCCCTCCCCCAACTCGCTTGAGTTCGAACATCACCATGAATCCTCCCCATAGATCAACAACTCGTCTTTAAGTTGTTGATTAAATACATTCAAAACAGCACACACTGTATATTTATACACTTGATTATGGGGGTTTACAAATTTTTTGCTGAATTCTCTTGCTCCGCAAATCGCGACAGTCTATAGTTTCCTCATATCGCGACCTCCTCGTTTCAGGGAGGGAACGTTCGATGGTTAACCAGGCACACAACGGCATGCTCACTCGCCCTTTCCCTTAATTCTGGGAGCGGTGGAGGATCTTGACTCATGAGTGAGCATACCGTTGTGGATCTGGCTGGTGGACTTCAGTGGCGTTGTCCGCCAGCCGCCACAACCGATGAATTGCTGTGTGTAGTCTTTGGCGGCCATGCCGAACTTCAACCCACCAACACCAGGAGGATGAAGATAATGTTCATAGGCTGGCCGCCCTTTTTACACATCAGGTGGCGTACTGTGCCGGTTTCCTTATTAATTTCTACACAGTATAGCCCGGCGCGGTGCGCCACCTGGTGTGTGGAGAAAACCGCGGCGATCGCCGCTTCGTTTGAGGACTATTTTATGAGTGAAGACCGCAAAACAAATGTACCGGATTTTCTGGGTGAACTGGATGCCGGCGTGTTTGAAAATAAATTTTCAGCAGCATTAAACGCTACTGCGCTGGGCGTTCTTAATAATGGCGGTAAAGGTAAAGTCGTTATTACCCTCGACATTGACCGTTTAAGCAATTCGGTTGAAGAAAAGCGCGTCAGCATTAAACATCAACTGAAATTTGTAACCCCAACACCACGCGGGAAAGTTTCAGAAGAAGATACCACCGAAACGCCAATGTACGTAGGCAAAGGCGGTAAGTTAACAATTCTGCAAGAAGACCAAGGCCAGCTGTTTACAGTCGATGGCGGTACTGACGGTAAATTACGGGTCGCCAAGTAATAACGCGGCCTTATTCATAAACGCTCTATTCAATTAAACCAAAAGGATTATTTATGTCTCAATTAGACGGCTCTGCTATCGAACAAATTAAAAGCCTCACTCTTGCCGCATCATTACTCAAGAATGTTGAACTGACCGATTGCCCTGTAGCTGTATTGCCGAATGATGTTGACCTTCACAACCTGGAGGGTTTCAACGCAAACCGCTTCCGCTTCCGTGGAAACATGACCACTACCAGCATTGAAGACTTCGTTAAATATTCTTCGGACTACGCTGGTGCTGGCGTCCGCTGCTTCATCGATGCCGATCGCATGCAGGCTGAAACCATCTTCAATCTGGGCACCCTGGATAACCCAGGCCACGCCGACAATAAAGCCGCTATTACCCTGAAGAAAACAGCACCATTCACCGGCCTGCTAGATATCAACGGCCGGAAACAAGGCCAGAAAGAACTGGCTGAATGGCTGGAAGATAACCGTGATTTCCTGTTTGCCTTTGATGCTGACGGCGCAGTGCTGGATATCAAACAGGCCGTTGGCGCCGTTCGCCGCATCACCATTGAATCAATCTCAACTTCCGATCACGAAGAGAACGATTTCAGTGGCAAACGCTCGCTGATGGAAAGTGTTGAAGCCAAGAGCAAGGACGTTATGCCGGCGGCCTTCGAATTCAAATGTGTACCTTATGAAGGCCTGGGCGAACGCCCATTCAAATTGCGCTACAGCATTATCACCAGCGAAAAGCCGATCTTGGTGCTGCGAATTGTTCAGCTGGAATCTGCGGAGGAAGAAATTGCCGCTGAATTCAGAGACCTGCTGATCAATAAATTCGATGGCGTTGAAGTTGAATGTTTCATCGGTAAATTTAAAGCTTAATAGACTCCGGTAATACAGCCTCAAATACCCCAGCAATGGGGTATTTGGTGAAGTGTTGTCAAAAACTGTGTGGGGAATAATTATGTCTTTGATTTTAACCTTTACGGGTAAACGCTTTGATTACGAAGCGCCAACCGTTGACGCTATTTGCATTGAAGATATAGCGCAAGCCTTATCTCATGAATGCCGCTTCAATGGTCATATTCCTGAATTCTATAGCGTGGCGCAGCATTGTGTCATTGCCAGTAAAATCGTCCCGCCTAGTTTTGCTTTTGAAGCATTACTGCATGACGCGCACGAAGCATATTGCAAAGATATTCCATCACCGCTTAAAAAGTTAATTCCCGACTATCGCGGCATCGAAAATAATATTGATTTTGTTATTCGGTATAAATTCGGCCTTCCAGCCACAACCAGCCCGATCGTCAAGCATGCCGATCTGGTGATGCTAGCCACCGAGCGCCGCGATCTCGATATTGACGATGGGACACCTTGGCCAATGCTCAACGGGATCTGCCCTTCCGAAGACATTTTCGTTTCACCAGTCAATCCAGTACAGGCCAGGGCGATGTTCATGCAGCGTTATAACCAGCTGTCCAGCGAGAGGGCTGCGTGATGCCAGCCAATAAACGGAAGCTATATCCCAACATAAAGCGAATGGTTTGGAGTGATTGGGCCGAAGGGAATGTTCGGCAACAGCGCTGGCACCCGATGCGAGTGGCAATGCTGTTTCGCCTCGGCCCTGTCATGCCAACGCCCACCATCGCAAAAATGTTCGGAGTTTCACCGCGGGTCGTTAGGAGTAAGGCTGAAAGCCTTGGGATCAGGCTGTACCGATGCTTTCGGAACTACGCCGATTGGGAAATAAAGTTCATGAAAGATAATCGGCAAAAGCTAACGCAGAAAGAAATCGCACGGCATTTGGGCAGGACAGAAGAAGCTGTTTGCACAGCAATGCGCAAGCGCGGGTTTGGCCCAGGAAAGCCGAGCGGCGAACGCCATCCTCATCACAAACACAGCGACTATGACGTTGAGCTATGCCGTAAGTTGTCAGACGAAGGTCTGAACGCGACTGAAATCGCCGAAAAGATGGATGTTGATCTCAGCACCGTTTTTCGGTGGATTAACTTCCTCAGCCGCACCAACATAGAACTTGAAGACTATGGGAGAGCGAGAGCATGACTATAGCCAGAGCACCGGGGTGCGCCATGCCTCCTCTTAACTTTTCATCTCGCCTGGTGCGGGGCGTCAATTTGACGACAGAACGCGATATGTGGCGGAGCGAAAAGCATTATCGCTTTCGTTCGGGCAAATACTACGGCCGGGTCCGGTATGCGGAGGTAAAGCATGGGTAAGTTCATGCAAACCTTTATTCCACGTCGCCAGTTTAAGCACAACCCCGATCGCTTCAATGTGCTTTCCAGCGGTGGCGGCACCCAGAGCAACGCAATGATCTGCCTGATTCATGCTGGCGCACTGCCAAAGCCAGACGTGATCGTCATGTCTGATACTGAGCGTGAGGCGAGTAATGTGTTTGCATACCAAGCCAAACACATAAAGGTGCTTTGCGATGAAATGGGTATCGAGTATCACATCGTTCCGAAAAGCCTTTACGCCACTTACGACATCGTCGGGCCAGATGAAGATGAGCCATTGCCGGGATACTTCTCCACGCGGAACGGACGAGACAAGGACGGGTGGTGCACTGGCAAGAAGCCAACGTTCTGCAGCGTCAAATGGAAGCAGGAGGTAGTGCAAAGATTTCTCAACGACAAGTACGGCGAGAAATACCTAACAGAACGCGGCGTTGATATGTGGATGGGGATCAGCATCGAAGAGGCAGCGCGTCGCATGAAGGTCACAGACGGGAAATGGCGCCGCCGTTACCCGCTCATAGACATGATGATGACAAAGCAGATGTGCATCCAGTGCGTCGAAGATTACGGACTCCCAACGCCACCTGCATCGCTCTGCTGGATGTGCCCGAACCGCGACGACGACCTGTGGCTGTTCATGAAAGAGAACGTTCCTGGAGATTTTCAGCGCGCCTGCGAGCACGAGAAGGAGATCCAAAAAACGTGGCCATGGTTGTGGCTGACGAAATATGGCGTCCCACTGGCAGAGGCACCGTTAAAACCAAGTGGTGGCAAAGGCGCGCAGCTGGATCTGGTGCAATTTTGTGATTCTGGAATGTGCTTCGTATGAGGAATGTAAAGGTGAATAGCAATCTGAACAAGTTGAAACGCCGGGCGGAGAAATGCCCGATACAGCGATTTAAACCATTTATTGGCAAGTCCAACACGCAAGCAACCCTATGCGCCGACACCGGAATTGAAATTATTGGATGGAGTGGGTACGACTCATCTGACCTGAACACTCAAGGTCACCGGATCGCACTCGCGCGTTATATTTCAGCAGCAGACCCGAAAACCATTCTTGACCTAATAAAAGAACTGAAAGCGAAAGATAAGACTCTGGAACTTGAGCAAGAGAAGTCTCGCCGGGTCATGTCTGAAAATCATCAGCAGGCGCAGCGAATCGCTGAGCTGGAGGCAATGCTGGCTCAACCTGTTAACCACAGTTACAAGTTGGTGCCAGTTGAGCCAACAGCGAAGCAGTGGGCCGCTGGCGCCAAGGCTATGGACTCAGGGATCGATAAAGTAACTCTCGTCTACAAGGCAATGCTGAAAACGGCCCCAACACAAGGTGAAAACCAATGAACAACCTGATGATTGACCTGGAAACCATGGGCAACAAGCCAAATGCACCAATCGTGGCGATCGGTGCCGTGTTCTTTAACCCCATGACGGGTGAGTTAGGCCCGCAGTTTTATACCGCGGTAAATCTGGCAAGTGAACTGGCCGCCGGCGCCGTTCCCGATGGCGATACCATCAACTGGTGGCTGAAGCAAAGTAGCGAGGCCCGCGCGGCGATCACCAGTGACGAGGCAAAACCCATCGCTGAAGCCCTCGATGCGTTGACCAATTTTGTCACCCGCAGCTGCGAGCAGCCGAAGTATCTGAAGGTTTGGGGCAATGGTGCCGCCTTCGACAACGTCATTCTGCGTGAAGCCTACGAGCGCTGCAGTAAGGCGCCATGCTGGAACTGGTTCAACGATTTGGACGTGCGCACCATGGTGAACCTCGGCCGGCGTGTGGGATTCGACCCGAAACGCGATCTGCCTTTCGACGGCGAACGCCACAATGCACTGGCAGACGCTGTACACCAGGCACAGTATGTTTCGCTAATCCACCAGCGGGTGATCCCTATGCCTGATGAAGAGAGTGAAAATGAACTTGGCTGAGGCATTATTTGGCACTGTCGCAGTGGTGGCCATAGCCTGGATATTTGTTTCAGCAATGAAGTGATTTTGATCAGGCCCGTTGCAGCGGGCCTATGTGTGGAGATAACTCATGCTACAGATGCTAAAACTTGAAGAATGGGCCGCTGAAAAATACCGCAGCGACCCACCCTCAGTGAGCACATTGAGGCAACGAGCCAAAGCCGGCCACTTCAACCCACCAGCCCAAAAAGAAGGCCGATGGTGGCGTGTGAGAGAGGATGCTGAACTCGTTGGATCGCTGGCAGAACCGGAAAAGAAAAAGAACGACAACCCAAGGTTGCTGAGGATTTTGAACGATGGCTGCCAGACCACGGAAAAATAACGTAAAAATACCTAACCTTTACCCATTATTTAGCCGGACCGCCAATAAAATTTATTGGCGTTACCGTCACCCTATTACCGGCAAATACCATGCCCTGGGTGATAATGAGCAAGAAGCGAAAGAGATCGCGATTGAAGCAAATAACCGGTTAGCGGAGCAGAGAAGCCGCCAGATGCTGGCACTGAGCGACAGAATTGCCCAGATCCGCGGGAAAGAAATTACCGTCAACACTTGGCTTGATCGATACTGGAAAATACAGGAAGAACGCCTTTCTGCCGGCGATATCAAACCCAATACTTTCAAGCAGAAACGAAAGCCAGTTGAACTCATGCGCCAAAACTATGCTATGAAGCCGTTACCCGCCGTGGATGCCCGCGATATTGCGGTGTTACTGGATGAGTATACGGCCGCTGGGCAGCCACGTATGGCCCAGGTTGTCCGTTCCGTCCTGATCGACGTATTCAAAGAAGCGCAGCATGTTGGTGAGGTCCCACCGGGTTATAACCCTGCGCTGGCCACCAAGCAGCCACGCAGGAAAATTACCAGGCAACGCCTCAGCCTGCAGGAGTGGCAGCAGATTTTCGATATCGCGGACAAGAATCACCGGTATATGGGTAATGCAATGCTGTTAGCTTTGGTCACTGGCCAGCGACTCGGGGACATTTCGGCCATGAGGTTCAATGATATCTGGGATGATTGCTTGCACGTGGTGCAGGAAAAGACTGGTTCCAAGCTTGCCATTCCTCTTTCACTTCGTTGTGACGCGATCAACATGTCCCTGCGTGAAGTTGTCGCACGATGCCGAGATTACGCCGTCAGCCCGTATTTGATCCATTACTTCCGATCAACATCGATGGCGCAACGTGGCGCCCAGGTGAGCGGCAACACCCTCACGGTAAATTTCAGCAAAGCACGCGATAAAGCAAACATCGATTGGGGATCCGGTACGCCGGCAACGTTTCACGAACAGCGCTCCCTGGCCGAAAGGCTTTATAGCGAACAGGGGCTCAATACCCAGCTGCTACTGGGCCACAAATCCCAGAAACAGACCGATCGGTATCACGATGATCGAGGCAAAGATTGGATCACTGTTGCGGTTTGAAGAGAGAATTTGGAGGGGGTTTTGATAAAACGTTTTGATAATGTTTTGATAAAAAATCCACGTTGAATAATAAAGTAACGGGAGCATTTAGCCCCCGTTATTAATTTCACTCGTTACTATATTACATGTGTTCTACGATAGCGTCGCCAAACTCTGAACATTTCAGCAGCTTAGCGCCGTCCATCAGGCGCTCGAAGTCATAGGTCACGGTCTTGGCAGCGATGGCGCCTTCCATGCCTTTAACGATCAGGTCAGCGGCTTCGAACCAGCCCAT